CATGAACTCTTCCATTGCGAGTTCTTCTTGTTCTTCTTGTTCCCATGCATCAAAATCTGCATCGGTGACATGTTCCATCATTCCTGCAATTTTTTCTTTGAGGAATTCTTTGGGTGAAGGTATTACATTTGTTAAAGGTATGTTACCTTCCTCTACCATACCCAACCATTTGGAAGATGCTTCATCATAGAAAGGAATGAACTGATCGTTCATATTACTTATGTGCAAGATACTGTCCATTTCAATAGTTAAAATTGCATCTTTTGATAATGGTGCATAAGGGATGAATGTTGCAAGGGTGTTAACTGGAGATACTCGTGTGAGTTGACAGATCATAGGAAGTGTAACAGCTACAGTAGATTCCATGTGTGATACCATCCCACAGATTTCTTGTCCTGTCTTTAGTTTTAAAACTTCATATTTCATTTTAGATTGAATTGTCTGATCTCATAAGAAAAACCCTCTTCGTTGTATATATTTATACGATCTTTCAGGTGATTGAGGGTATAATTTTTCCCACCGATGTCATCAGCGATGTCAAACAACTTCATGGAGTCTTTTCCTTCACCCTTTCTTAGTCCTCTTCCGATGGACTGTAGGTTTCTTATTCTTGATTTTGAGGGGGATGCAAACACAATGTTGTCAATCTTCTTGATATTAACCCCTGTAGAGAAAGTTCCATATGATGCAAGAATGACATTATCATTTGCCTTCTCAACCAGTTCACGAACCTCTTCACGATCTACTACATCAGTACCACCGTACACATAGTGTAACTTATCTCCCAGTCGTTCCATCATCTTGTTATGTAACAGAACACCATGTTTCTCGACATACTGGAACAGTACTAGGGTATTACCTTTTAGACTGTACACGAGGTTGCATATAAATTCGTTCCTACTATCATTTGATACGAGGTAGTCCATTTCCTCTTGGTAGTTCACGAGTTTTACTTTCTTATGTTTAAGAACTATAACATCAATACTTAAGTCTGCAATAGTTCCATCTTCCATTAACTCTGCAGTGGTGATAACCTTTTTTAACGGCCCGAACAATCCTTCTAACTGAAGTCTATGTATTTCTGTTCCGTCCAGTGTACCAGTAGTCCCGAACCGTAATGCGGTATTCTTCATCTTCTCTAGAATACCTTTCAGTACATTTGCTTTAAATAGATGTGCTTCGTCACCTACCACCATATCAAACGATTCTAGGGTCTTCTTTGGAGCTTTAGAGAACGATTGCCATGTGGTAATGGTAATGGGTGCATCGAACACTTCTTGACCATGGTAAATTTTACAAATTGGTTGATCGTATCCGTAGTCTTTGAAATCCTTGGTCATCTGTTCTACCAGTGAAGTGGTGGGAACAATAATAACGGTCTTAGTGTCGTAGTACCGACACAACATGTAGATGATAAGAGACTTACCACTTGCAGTTGGTGACAACAATAATTGTCTACCATATTCTATTGCAGTATTAAAGGCTTCTAACTGATAATCTCTAGGAGCAAAAGGTAACCCCCAACTTTCCAACTCACCATTCTTGGTTATATCTTTCTTATGTTTGTATCCGACAACATCTTTCCACCCCTTAAACTCAAATCCTCTCTCTTCACAAAACTCATGTATGTAAGGAAGGAGTCCAATGTAAATTTTGTGTGTCTTAACAGAGAACAGGTATACCTTACCATCCCAAAATCTGTTCTTATATGAGGGCATGAATTTTGCATTGGGAACTTTAAACGAAAAGAATTCCGAGAGCTCTTTTGCAAGTCCATCATCACAATTGACCTTTAAAAAACACTCGTCTACTTTAGAGACAGTGACAATATCAGACATAAGGTCTACCAGTAAACCATGCAACTAGTGATTTACGAGTACCACTTAATATTGGGGTTACCTGATGATATAGAAAGGATGGGAACACAATAACACTTCCAATCTCTCTCATGGAAAAGGGTAGTGTTCTGATAGATTCATTCATATCTATAGAGGGACTTAATCCTTCCATTCCAAAAGCAGTGGTCTTCATCTTATCAAATTCTCGTTGGGGTTCCAACCACTGAAAATGTCCACCCTCATATTCATCCGGTGTTCAATTGGATAGACATACTGAGTTTTCTATGACTACCGTTTGCATAAGGAATCGGGCCCGCATCAGTATGCCAAGTGTAAAAGTCCCCCTTCCTATGGGGTTGTTCGTTGTAGATAGTGTATTGAGGATTTTCCATATAATCCCATTGATGATTCCACCGTGCATCTGCATTAGCCATGTCCACTGCTGATATAATCTTATTGTATAGATGTGTGGGCATCTGTCCTGAAGGAATATCAAACCACTTTACTTGAGAACTACGAATCTCTAGGTTTTCATCTCCACCCTTATCTTCTGCATCCTTATCACCTGTACTAGCACCAATTTGACCAGTCATAAACTGTAATTTATTAGCTGCATGATGCATGTCAGCAATTTCCTGTGGGGAAAAGAACTCAGGTGCTTGCCATATATAGTTTTCTAGAATCATTTAGTTACCTGCCATGAATTTTCTCCAATCAATTGTATTCTTTATCGTTTGGTGTCTCCAAGTGATATTCTGCATACAATCTTTCAGATAGTCGATAGTTATTTTTATATATTCTTGTTTTGCTTTTAGTTCTTGTAGGTCTTTGTCTGCATTAAAAACATAATGTAAATCTGCTTTCATGATTTTCAAATCGAATTGTTCCCAACCTAGTGCTTTCAGTTCGTCTTTACTAAACTTACCATTATACCACATCCACTTATCTCTAAGTAGTGTGTCATATTTCATTTGATATTGTTTAGACAAGAGCATCTTACTGGTAAGAAGGTCTAGGTATTTTGCGTGTAGTTTGGGGACTTCAAGAGATGCACTATCTAGTTCGATATCATCAATTTCACAATCTATTGCCCACAGGGCTTTAATTTCATCTAAGTTCATACTATAATTATACCATATAAACCCCTATGTGACTAGGGTATTTAAGATTTGTCAGCTAGTTCGTAATATGTAAATCTAAACTGTACTTCACATGTAACAGGCTCTGTTTCTGAACCTGACTGTAATTCCAGTGAACCCAATGAGATTGGGAATGCATCATGGAATCTGAAATACTTATTTGCAATGTTTTTGTTAGTGTTCGTAACTAGTGTAATTTGGGTGGACTGAGCAAGATCATCTGTTGACCCTGCGCTAACCTGTGTGACGGTCTTCTTTGAACCTGTAAGGATTCCATAACTCGCAGGGTCATTGATGGGAACGATTGCATTCATCCAGTCATATATCTCTTTGTAATTCTGTAGGTCTTCATCAACCAAGAATGATACATTAAGTGTCTCAAACGACACCTTATCGCCGGGATAGAAGGCATCTAATCCAACACCTGTATTTGCAATAGTTTCGGTAAATGATAAGCCGGGAATATTCACGGATTGCACATAGTATTCTACTGTAGGAACCTTGTCTATTAATAGACGAAAATTGTTCTTATTCAGTATAGACTTGTTTATCGTTGTTTCAGCCATGTACTTTTATTATCCTTTTGTGTGATGAGGTGTCATGGTAGTCTGATACCCCACGGAGCTCTCTGTAGTCTCTTCTATTAGTTCTTTCACATAGATAACCATCTTGCATGAAGGTGGTTATTGTCTCTACTGAGATGACGTTTGTGGGTTCTTCACCTTCAGGAAAAGTTGCTTTTTCCCAAGGCCCTTCCAAGACACTCACTTGTTTTCTGTATTCTTTCATAATGTTTCTTTTTATTTAGGTAAAATGGGGGGTGTTATACCCCCACAATACTTTATGTCCTACTTTTCTGTAACAAACTCATTGAGTTGTCTAGCAACTGCAATAACTTCTTCACCCATGATCTCTCTTAGCGGTAAGGGTTTCTTATCGTTGGGGAACGAGTCATTGTGTGTGTGTATAGCGTCAACCTCTCTTTGGTAGTTTCCTTCCAAAATTCCTTGTGATTGATTTAGTAAGTCGGCTCGGATTTCGAAGCCCGATTTCGGTGTGTTTGACATAGTTTTCTCCTGTGTGTGTGTCATGTAACTTAATGTTACAATAGTATTTAGGTCATTTGAAATAACAACTTGACAATGACTGGTACTTTCTGTTATTATAGTACTATGGAAATAGAAAGAAAAAACATAATATTCGACATTGATGGAACTATCGCTGATATGCAACATAGGAGACATTTCGTAGAAAACACTCCAGCTGATTGGCCTTCATTTAAAGCAGAAACCGTAAACGACACTCCCAACCAATGGGTATGTGATATCACAAAAAGGTTCATTGCACAAGGGGATAGAGTAGTATTCTTCTCTGCAAGGAATGAGTCTGAAAGAGATATCACTGAAACTCAAATTAAAGAGTGGATGGGTATTGATTCATGTGACTTGTTCTTGAGAAAGAACGATGACTTTAGGACTGATGCAGTATTCAAGACTGAAGTTGCAGATTTGTTTGAAGAACATGTTGGTAAGATTGACATGGTCTTTGACGATAGAAACTCTGTTGTTGAGATGTGGAGACAAAGAGGTCTCAATGTCATCCAAGTTGCTGACGGCGACTTCTAAAACACCTTATTCAAGGCAAAAAAAAAGGTCTCGTGAGAGACCTTTTCTAAAGTTAATTAAAACTTTGATTTACAGAATGTTAGAAACCAACATTTTTCTGTAGTAAGTATTCGTTCCAGCAGTTGCCATTCCGTCAGCAGGTGTAGCACCTACGAAAGGATTAGAAACCATACCATATCTAGTTTTGAAACCGATTTTTGGTTGGAATGTATTCTCACCGACCGCACGAACCATTTGTAATGGAACGTATGGGCAATA